AACTGCTAACGTATTCTTCTAGCTCTTTTTTTGTATTAACTGTAAAAAATAAATCTAGTTCTTCTTCATTCCAAGTTGGATTCTTAGTAAACACAAACTCTTTTAATCTATCCTTCTTACCACGTTTGCCAGGTGGAATCCATTGATGATATCTGCCTGTTTTTGCACCAGTAATAGTTAATAATAACCATTGCAATTTTGGATGTTTACTTAATACATTAAAATGTACATTTACAAAATCATTTGTTAATAGTAAATGGTGTGCAACTATATTAAAAACTTTATTGCTTACACTACTCGCCCATCGCATTGCAAGCCATGGTTCTATTTTATACGTGTCATGGTCAATTTTATCGTAGAAATCCTTCTTACGATGGTCGATTGCTGATAAAAGTTGTTTAATTGGTACAGATTTCTTGCTCATACTGTATTATAGCATAAATATTTGAATAGTTCAAGTGCCTATTTTTATAGGACTTATGGGGCTCCAACCCCGTAGTGGCTAGAACCCACATTGGACTTCTAACTAGGAGAAAACAAATGGGAAGACCATTAAATAAAAAAATGTTTACAACAGCGGCCGCAGGTGCGACGGCTGGTGCAAACGAAATCAAAGTTTCCTTCCATAACGGAACAGCCGTTAAAGAAGGTACAATCATTAAGCAAAAAGGTTCTAAAAGGTTTGTATGTGCTGAAACAGGTGCAAACGATGATGAATTTACTTGTACACTAAAGACTGGTGTTTTACCAGCGGCTTTAAGTGCAGGCGAAATGTCAATTATGGTATTAGGTGCTGACTCCGAAACATATACAGTTTCGAAAATTTCAGCACACAAAGTTACTGTAGTTGCACCAAGTGCAACAGGATCTAACGCATTAGACGGAACATCTTTGCAATGGCAAATGGGTTCAGCGGCTTCCGCCGGCATAGTCCGCATGGAAGAAGCAGGCGACGATGATGTTGCTAACACTGATGATGACGATTTCACAGATGATGCATAATATGGACTAAATCCATATTTTATCTAAATCCAAAACCTCGGGTAATTTGCTTACTTCTTTTACGAAGTACAAACACCGGGGTTTTGGTTTATCCTCTATTGGTACACATAGTAAATGCCCATATTTTAATTTTGGCACAAACCATTTCTTTTCAGTATATACATTTACAATATCAATAAACGGCCAACTTGGCATAATACTCGTCTTTGGATTTGTTTCAAATGCCTTAAAACCCCTCTGATTAATTGTTGCTAATGGAAGTATTTCTGGGTCACCAGCAGATGGTTCTCCACAAATTACACTCCAATCTAATGGCATTTCGATTTGCACATCATTAACTTGTAGAATTGCACTAGGTGCATTAAAAGATTCTAAAAATATAAGTGGCATGTGAGTATAAGTGACATCGGGTGATGTATAATCTAATACGCAATACTTAAGATCTTCAACTTCATCAGGTATCGAATCTATATTATATGGTACGTTATTCTCTGTTAATATATACATGTTAATATGTCGCTTTTTGTATGTTAAATGGATATTGGGCCTCTTTATAAAACTTTTTTCGAGCAGTTAAATGCCGTTTGGAGAATTTTGCTGTTGATGTTAAGTCCCAAATTTGGACAAAGTTTTTATCTCCTGCTCGTCTAATACCACGCCCAATACTCTGGATGACTCTGACGAAGCTCTTACCTGGCTCTATGAGGACCAAATTAAATATCCTAGGTATATTGATGCCAACAGATGCAACCCCATAAGTAGCAATAATGACTTTGTTGTCAGCAGTTTGTATTTCATCGTATGACTCTCGTCGTTCTTGTACTTTAACTGATCCGGAAATAAAAGTGCTCTCATCGCCCAACCTTTCTTGTAGCATTTTACCTGCTTTAATTCTATCTACTAATACTAATGTATTACCAGATTTAGAAATTGTATCTACAAATTGTGCCATATAATCGACACGTTTTTTATCTGTAGTTAGAAAAGTAAGTTCCTGTTGGTATGTTGGATATTCTACTATATCAGCAAGTTGAATAACATTAACTTCACAATTTGCTAATACGCCTTTTTCTTGTAGTTCAGCGGCTCCTAATTTATTTGTAACTTGCCCCAAACTTACTTCTAAACTAACTTTCTCCCAATCTGCTTTGGGTACTGTTCCAGTAAGCCCCCAACGTATTGGAATATGATTAAATGATTGTGTCAATAGCCTACGTAATACATCTGCTTTTGCCATATGTACTTCATCAACCATGACACAAATCACATCCTCAGCAAACTCTGCTAAAGACATATCAGATGTTGCATCTTTAAATGTTTTATCAATAATATTTAAACTTTGCCAAGTGCATATTGTATGGGTCTTACCAATTTCCTTTCTATCCCCGAAATATACACCAACATCCAATCCTAAGTTTTTATAATCATCTTCAGTCTGCGTTACTAGACTCTTGTTTGGAACAATAACAAGACTTCTACCATATGGTTCGACCATCTCACTTAGACATGCAGTAATTAATGTTTTGCCTGCCCCTGTTGCAATCTCTTGTATACATTGTGGGTTAGTTAGAAACTCGTTAACAATACTAACTTGGTAATCTCTGAGTACAATGTCTTCACCTTCTGCAACATGTCCTTTTGGCCATGTTATATGTTTATATTTGTCCTTGGTAACTGCTGGGAAATTAAAATTAACAGGCGTGTTTCTTTTATCATTAATACCAATTTCGTAGCCTTCATTCACTAATACTGGTACAATTTTTTCTAATAATGCAACATTAGTTAAACCACCTGGGCTAAAGAAACTTACGCAACCATCCCATCTACCAAGTTTAAATGCTGGTACATGGTATGCATGAGGCATCATATACTTAAATTCCTTTTCAAGCCTACGTCTAGTTTGTATGCTTAAATTATGAATCTTAGCATTTACTTCATCTTTAATTTCTATTGTACATTGCATTAATAAACCTGCGTTCTAAGTGTGTCGTTTAGTATTGGTGTATTAAAATGATACGGATTCAAATCCCAATCTAAACATTTATCTCTTAGCAAATATTTCTCTTTGTTTAAATTTTCCATTATAATATCAAAAATATTTGGAATTTTAGTTAAACTAGATGCTCGTATATAATAACAACCTGGATAATTTGAATGATGATTCCAAAAATATTCAAGTATAGAATCAGTTTTAACAAGCTCAATATCCATTTTAATTTTAAATAATTCTTCTGGTAAAACTATAATATATGGCACGTCAAACATACCAGCAATATTACTATGCAATCCTTCTCTACCAATTACAAATGTCGCTTGTCCGATTTGCTCAAATATATTAACTTGTTGGTTACACTTAATGAAATTGTATGTTAAATGATTATTATGAGCCCATTTTTTAAAATTATCTGTTACAGATGCTTGAATATCTGGATGCATTGCCAATTTTACCCACGCACCAAAAAAATCATCAAATGGTTTTATGTTTATCTTATTATACTTGATTTTATCCAAATAGTCGATAGCATTGAATGTTTCATAATGTTCCGTATAACCTTCTACAAAACATACTGACTGATTTTTATCCATTGGCTTAGCCATCGGAATATGTGGTCGGTATTGCATACCATCAATTAAAGTTTTAAACCAATCATATGGCATTGCGGTTAAAACTAAATTGTCATTATCCAAAAAATCATCTATGTATTTTGTTCTATACTCATTAATTACATCATAAAAATTACCATCATTTGTACCAAATGACGATTCAATCTTAGTTTGTCCAATTACTCGTGTTGCTATTCGATCTGGTTCTACTTCGGTACACGTATTTTTAGTAACATCAAACTCAAAAAATGTAGTTACTATTTTATTAAAAAAGTTATCAAAATTAGGATGACAATAAATTATTTTGTCAATATATTTGTTGTCTAGGTATTGTAATAATTCAGTAAGGGTGCGGGTATGGAATTTATCCTCGTAATAATTGCCAAGTTGGTTTAGTTTAATGTAAAGGGTCATCCTTGCATTAATTGCCTGAGAAAACCTTACATATCTATATAGGGTATTAATTTTATCACCAAATCCAACAAATTCGGCATCACTAATACAAATATTAATTTTATGCATCTGCAAGTTCGTCGAAGTCATATAATACAACTGACTTCACTTTGTGAATCATTCCTGTTGCTACTTCTTCACTGGTGGCTCTTCGGAACTGTCCTCGTCTCGATGGACGACCACAATTATGGCAATGCCCATAATCTTTTTCCAAACTATTTGGACCTCCGTGATGCGCCTGTGATTGGGGGTCAAGCGTTTCATAATAAGTATTAAAATCTTCTATTTGTTTCATGCAATGATCAATAGGCCAGCCCATCTGTACCCATTCACATTCCATGTTAGTACATGTCACATATAACATAGTTGTATATCTCATGACATCCTTCCATGAATATTTATATACCAAGATTACGTAACTTTTCGATTAATCTTTTTTGTTCTCTATTTAAATTTTTTGGAATTTCAACTTCTACTTTAACTAATAAATCGCCAACGTGTTGTTGAGATCCCAATGCTGGCACACCTTTGCCAAGAACTCGCATTGTCGTACCTGGTTGAGTATTTGGTGGGATTTTAAGATTTATTGTACCATCTAAAGTTTCGATATCATAATTTCCACCCATAAAAAAATCTGTAAGTTTAACTTTTTGTGAACAATGGAGATGAACACCATCTCGTTTAAAACGAGAATCTTGATTGACTGCTATAGTAACATATAAATCACCAAACATTGAATTGTGTATATTAGGCCCGGCTTCACCCTGCTCTGCTAATTTTATTTTATTTCCTGTATCAACACCTTGAGGAATATTAACTGCTAATGTTTTCTCTTTTTTTATTCTACCATGACCACGGCAAATATTACATTGTACATCTGGATCAATTATTACACCTCTGCCACCACAACGATTGCATTGTTGATTTACATTTAACATACCTGACTGTACGCCCATGTGCCCGGTGCCTTGGCATACTCCGCATCTAGGTGCCTTCATTGCATTCCTAACTCCAACACCATTACAGTCGTCACATATATCAGGTCGCAATATTGTTACATTTTTAATACAACCTTTGATAGCATCTGCAAATGATATAGTTAGGCCTATATTTAAATCTCTACCCTTTACGACACGTTGTTGTTGACGTTGTTGTTGTCCAAACATGTCTCCAAAAACACCTTCAAATCCACCACCACCAAAATTAAAACTAAATCCTCCTGGATGTTGATGAAATCCTTGACCAGGCTGAGTGCCTTGTTGATGCATATTCATGCCAATAGTATCGTACTGTTGTCTTTTTTCTGGATTACTTAAAATTTCATATGCTTCAGATGCTTCTTTAAATTTGGATTCGGCATTTTTATTGCCTTGATTTCGATCAGGATGGTATTTCATGGCAACTTTACGATATGCTTTTTTAATACCTTCAGGACTTGTTTGTTTGTCTACACCTAAAGTTTCGTAATAGTCTTGCTTTGCCATAGTTCTACAGATGACGATCCGTGTTACGAGTTAACCCGCAACACGGACACTTAAATTGTTATTTTGTACTTACCGTTTTATGCAAGTATTTTCAGCAAGTGCTCTCCAACGTTCTGGACTCATTTTAAACAAGTCAGCCAGTTTGGTTACCATTCTCAAACTAACTTCACGCAACTTGTTTTTATTGTCTTCCATAAAATTGACAATGTTGAGCTCATCTTTTTCTGACAACTTATACTCACTAAGCATGCCGTCACGTACAATTTGTTTTACACGAAGCATCTTATCACGCATGGTGTCCATTGTAAGGTCCAAATAATGGCAACGTGACATAATTGCGGCTAAGTGGTCTTTAATTTTACCACGGGTTGTATCAAATTTAAGGTTAGTAATAAAAATGATGCTTCCGCAAAATTCGAATTTCTCCGGAACACCTTCTCTGCGTAATGCTGAGCTTTCAGTGTTCCAACTAATCATTCTTTTCTTACCACTATCAAGAGCGGCTTTCAGCAAGTTCAAACTTACTTCATCAAAAAGGATGCTATCACAGTCATCAAGTACCAAAACACTTCCTGGATCTGCATACCTGTAAAGTAACTGGTACAAGCCAATTGCACTCGCCGCACCTTTTTCTGTTCCAAACCTAACTGGCTTGTCTGCAAGTTTGTCGAACATACTGTTCTTTTCAATAACTTTTTCAACTCCGTAACTTTTGCCAACTCCTGGAGGGCCTGTTACAACCATACCACGTACTATACCATCTATTGAGCCTTGGGTCATTTCGTCCAGGATCTCAAAACGCTCACGGAGCCTTTCAATGATCTGTTCGTCGGTTTCAACTTTCTCCTTTACGGGAGTTTGTTCAATAACTTGAGTTTCCATATCGTTGTATGTATTTACGGTTGAATAATCACCGATTCCAGTAACTTTGACTCTCATGTCTTTACCGCCAGCACTTACAGTAACGTATCCGGTATGCTTGCCTCTTGGCTTTCCAAAACTAGTAAATTCCTTTACTAATGTTCCGTGTAAACCGGCTACTGACTTACCATAATAAACACCTGAATTGATTACAACTTCCATTTGCACCTCTGCTTCGTTGTTAACAATGTTTGCTTTCTTATTCATCATGTAACTATTATACTATCGGTGGACCAAAGAGTCAATGGTTTTCTTCAGAAAAAGGCATTTTCTTGCCTTTTTTTGCCTTTTTCTTGCCTTTTTTTGCTATAAAGTAACGTCATCAAGGCCGGCTACCCTGAGCTTTATCACGTTATTAATTTGGAACTGTTTTGCGTCGAGGGCTTTTATGACGCCTTGGTATTTGTTTCTAATCAATGCGAATTCGTTAATTAGTAATTGCATTGTGACAACGTCTTCTTCACCATCTATATATTTTTCAGCATCCCGACTAGTAAGGGCTCGTTGATAGTGTTCTAAAAA